AAATCCAAGTCATTTGCAATATTATTTATAGTATATGTTTTACCTATACCACTATATCCTGATATAAATAAACACGAATTTACTGATAATCTTTTTTCATTAATATAAGAATTTATTATCCAGTCTTTAATAACATCCATTAGATATTAATCTATAATTAATATTATTTATATAGCATTATTTTTTTCAATATTAAAAATAAATAATATGAAAATACTGCTAAAATAGGATAGATTATATCCAACGTGATTAGCGATTTCGGATTATACGTTTTAATATTACCTTTGTTATCGAACATAATACTTGGCTTTAAAATGAACAAAATCAATAAAATTAGTATATATATTAAAATAGGTATTATAACCATTTACTATTCTATAAAATTAATATAATTTATTAATTAGAATAAATAATGATTATAAATATAATTATAATAACAATTGTTATTATTATTTTTATTATTGTTATTAATTATCAGGTTGAACATTTTACAGACAAAGATACAAAGTATATTAATCCAAATTCATTGCCACCTGATTACAATCATATTTATTCTACGTTGCCTTATGATATTAAAGCGAAAAATGATAGTATGAATATTTATGACTATGGAAATGACGAATTAGATGAAAAATTTATTTCTATTTTTGACATTGATTTGCCAAAACAAATAAATATTATCGAAGGTATTGAATGGACTAAATGGATGACTATTGACGAAATAAAGTATTTTACAAATTTATATAATTATTATAATAACGCAATAGAATTATTTAATGATAAATTAAAACACAAAGATCTAAAACTTCCAAATGATAATAATAATTTTAAAATTATTAAGCACAATCTAGTGCGATATAAAACTGCCATTACCAATAGTAATATTAATCTTTTAGATATTGAACTTCTCATCTATAGAATAAAAAAACCTCTAGCGCGTCATATTAAAGTTATTGTCGTTTGTAATGGCGCATTCACATCATTTTTATTAGTGAAAATTATAGGTGTTGTCAATGAAAATATTTTATACAATAATAATGTAATATCATACAACGAAATTGACAATTGTTATAATGAATTTATACCTGAACGCATCATCGACTATGATATAAAAAGTTATGTATATGACACCGAAGATAAAATATTACATTCAGAAATCTCTAATAATTTATATAATAAATTACTTAAAGATTTAACATATTAACTATAAATAAAAATGCAACACCAACAAACGCCAAAAGTAGTTTATTATGCGCCACAAACGAATCCATATTATGAATATACCATTGAGGGCGAACTAACGCCCGCGTTCGAAGAACGAACGAGTGCAATTATGCAACAAACAAACAACGGTATTTTGCCATTTACACTAGTTAAACTATGGGATGAAAAAATGGATGCTTCTGTCGAAAGCGAAAGAAAAAAAAGAGTAGTCGTTATTGTGTCTGATATGTGTATTATCGGTGATTATATTAAAAATACTTATTTCAGGGATTGTTATGTGAATATCACTTGTTTTTATAAACAACGAATTATTATTTAGAAAAATTGTTCCAATCGGTGCGTAATTTTTCAATTATTTTTATGATATCTTTTAAATTATCGATAAAGAATTTATAAAAGTCATCTTTATTTTCACTCGAAAGAGTAAAACGAACGATTAATTGATTGATAAGGGGGTGAGGACATATATATCCAACATAGCTACATTTATCACTATTCTTTCGAATGTATTTATTATGAATAATAGATTGAATTAAATTACCGAGCGTATCGTCTTCGTCATCGATTTTAAAATTAAATGATTTTGGACAATTTTGTATTTCTTCGATATCTATTTCTTTATTTGTCAATTTAATATTCAATGTTTCAATTTTATCGATAATAATATCTAATGCTTTTTTAAATAAATATTTATAAGATAATCCATTTAAACTTTCAATTTGGAAATTAATTTTTGACGGATCACCGTATTCATTTTTATGATAAGAACGTTGTTTATCTAAAATATTATCTTTTTTTTCTGCTTCTTTCTCATCTTCCATAAAGAAGAAATTTGATAAAGATACGGGCGAAAACGCTGCATTTATTTTTGCAGTTCTTTTTATAGCCGTTGCTTTTAAATGTAAATGTTCGCCGGCTTTTAATCTAGAAATTAAGATCTTTTGTTTTGTTATATTATTCGCTGGAAATATCTTATCCAAATCCGCTTTTGATAATTTCGTATCTTTATATGTCCCTGTGAAATGGTCAGTTGTAATATTAATCATATTACTTCCCGTATTTTCGACATTTAATTCGAATACATAATCGCCATCTTTGTAATCGTCTGTTATTTTTTCGGAAATATATAATGGAATTAACCCTACGCGATGTATCATAAATTCATTATGCAACGGACTATTATTGATAATAATCTCGACAGTTGGTTCTTCTTCGCCATAAAAACCAACTACGGGAATTTCAGTAAGTATAATTCTTCGTACACTATTAATAATCGCCAAATCAGTATCTTTAATTACAAATGAATGCCTGTCTGCCAGTTTATTGTATTCATAATCACTAAACATTTTCAATTCTTATTTATTTATTTATTATAATTTTTTATGTCATTTTTTTAAATTTTAATTTATTATTATGTAAATAAATGATTTTATTTTATAGTATTTCTTGTCAACATTGTAGTGTTTTAATAGATACTATTAAAAAACATGATACTAAAAAAACAATTAAATTAGTTTGTATCGATAGTATTGTGAATACGATTAAACATAAAATTACAAATGTACCCGCATTGATGTTTATGCCAACCAAAGAATTGATTTATGGGAAAGCGGTTTTCGATTATCTTCTCTTACCTAACAGAGGCTATTTATTTACTAGCAACAATACACGTGAAAAAACAACCACCAATAATTCACAACCACCTTTAAATAATTCTCCTTCTGTAAGTGATGAACCAATGGCGTTTAGTTTAGGCAGTATTTTAACCGATAATTTTAGTAATATTGACGACGATAATATCAATTCAATGAATATTAATAATGATAAGATTTATAATTGGGATTTTATTGATAATTCTAATAATAATACTATGGAAAAAGAATATAAGGCACAATCCACAAAAAGTGAAAATAAAAAATTACCTTCTTTGGAAGAACTTACACAAGAACGTGAAAATTTATTTAAGGATATTAAATAATTTTAATATATATAAAGGAATATTAAATGAGCTCCTCGACAGTTATTTTCAATCAATATTATTATGATCTACTCACAAAAATTCGAACTATCGCTAAAAAACACAAGGAACATAGCAATACTGCAAAACGTGTATTAGAGATTGTTAAAGATAATTATAAAGAATTTGATAAAACATCAAGTGATTATGTTGAATTTCTCAATGCTAATTGTAATCAGGATTTCTGGAATTCTTATGTAGGACTTGAAAAAGACGATTGTGATGATTGGCTCATTAAAGATGAAACCAAAGTTGTATGTATATATAAAGATATTACCATTGGTGATATCTCAAAACTATTAAGAGCCAATTATCTGTGCCATCATTACATCAGTATGTTTTATATCTTTAAAAATGAAATGACGGATGAAGAAGCTAAAACTCTTCTCGCGGCGATTCAATCATTCGATGAGAATAGCGACACTGAATTTACAAATGATAATTATAAAAAAGTGCTGACTCGTTTAAATATTATTAAAACGGATAATGATAAACAGGATTCTGGTTTCGATAGTATGAATGATTTAAAAGATACCACTATTGGAAAGATTGCTAAGGAAATTATTAATGATGTTGATATTAATAAACTTAAACAATCGATTACAAATAACGATGGTGATATTTTCAAGGCACTTGCAAATCCCGACAATGGTCTAGGTGAATTATTCTCTACGGTTGGTAGTAAAGTAACGAATAAAATTTCATCGGGCGAATTAAATCAAGAGGCGATTATGAAAGATGCAATGAAATTTGCATCATTACTACCGGGGATGTTTAAAAATGCTGGAGGGGGTGCGGATTCAGCAGATACATCTGGTTTTAATATGGCGGATATGATGAAAATGATGAGTAGTATGAATATGGGGGCAGGTGGCGGTGGTTCTAAACGATCCAAATCCGCCATCAATAAACAAGGCTTGCGTAATTTAGCAAAACGTGCAGAACTTCAAAAGAAGTTATCAACTAAAAATAAATAATAATATTTTATTAGAATAATGATTACTTTTTTTCCTACTTATGATATGTCATTTAAAGAAAAAATCATAACGTTGTCATATTTAATCATTTTTATATCACTTATTACAAGTTTAATTTTTAGAAAAATATCTTTTTTTCTTTTCGGTATCATCATAATATTAATGTTATATTATGTGTATTTATATAATCAACAATCGAAAAGCAAAATTAGAGAAGAATTAAATATTCAAAATAGAGATATTATAAATAATAAATTTTGCGTTAAACCAAATGAAAATAATCCATTCATGAATCCAAATGTCATTCAAAATACAAATAATGACATTAAAGCTTGTTTTATAGATGATGCAAAAATAAAAAAACAAATCAATAATTTCTTTAAAGATCCAGTATATAAAGATGTAAATGATATTTATGATACTAATTATTCACAGCGACAATTTTATACAATGCCATCAACGACCATTCCCAATGACCAAGAAGGATTTGGAAAATGGTTATATAGTCGCCGAAAAACTTGTAAAGAAAATAACGGAGAACAATGTTTTAATAATATAATGTAATTATTAATTAGATAATTATGAATAATACGTCGTTCGATAATCAAGATAATTTATGTACTGATACTTGTTGGCAATCGTATAAAAATTTTCAAAATGATAAAATTGTTAATTATACTACTTATGATAAATCAGTTCAATTATTAGATTGTGATAGTTCCGCCGCACGCGTTCCTTCTTTCATGTATGATCATCCAAATTTAAGAGGCAGACCCGGTTATGGATTAGCTGATTCGTGTTTAATCGATACTTATAGTGATTTAATTAAAAATGATACCTTAATGACGAAAGATAGATGCAAAATTCAATTGACTAGTCGCATTTTTACAGGCGTACCTCAATTAAAAGGTTGCGGTGGTGATATTAATAAAGAATTAAGTCTCATTACTGGCGATGAAACCATTGCAAATGGTAATAGAAAAACATTGATGGAATTACAAATAAACCATCCGGTACCTCTGGTTGATACTATGAAAGACATACAAAATCCCGATTATATCGTTCCATTATGGGTAAATGGCGGCGAAGATACGCGATCATATATTAATAGATTTAATTTTAACAAAAATAATTTATAATATTTATTTATATTAGAGTTATGAGTTTTAATAGAACTAAATACGATACGTGTTCGTATAAACAAGATTTAAAAACAAGCGTCGATACTTTAGGTTTTGTTCTCGCTCCTTATCGTTATGAACATAAGGATAAATGCATGCACGAATTTGGGTTTGTTGGTGGTACTGCTGTATCACATATCCAAGGCAATCTTGTTGATTTAGACAGCGAATTAAGAGGACAGACACGTATATTATCTAAATGTTACAATAATAAATATACACCAAGCGAAAATAATATAGTTAATAATGATAAAACATTACCAATAGATACCAATAAGACTCATTTACCTTCTTGCCAATCAATTATGTATCGTTCTGTTCCATTACCCCCTCCCATTAAAATTAATAATTGTTAAGTTTTTTTTATTTTTATTTTATTAGAATTGAATAAATTTTAATGTTTAATCCAAATGATACTCGAATGAAATACGATAAAACATCATATCAAGAACAATTAGAACGTTCTATTTTTCCAGGCACATATCAATTGAATACTCCTTATAATGATTGCACTGAATGTGAACAAAATATGCCCGATGATCCTTATATCAGATATCAAAATTATGGTCATAACGTTTGTAGTATGAAAAAAGCAATTGATGATAATAGTGAATTATATGGTTTAAATTATAAAAATTCTAAATGCAATAAAGATGCTTATACGCCGAATAGTTATATTTCTACTGGATGTGCACCAAAAAATGGTGCAGATATTCGCAAATGCAGTGTTCCCACGGAAGCTTGCAGATTATCTAATCCGCCCTGCAGTTTAAAAGAAATTGGTATTAATCGTTTCGACCCACTATGTTGGAACCCACAAGAAAAGGCGATCGAAAATTTCGACAGAATCGGTGTGAATTATAGAATGGTTGCTAAAGATAATCATGTGCCTTTAATAGAAAAACCTGAAAATCAAGAAATATTTTATCCAAAAATGACTACAAATGATTATATTGATAATTTAAAACATTGGTCTACATTACATCAGCAAAACAATAGCTATTCGCCCGGATATGCTTATAATAACCCAAGTTATGTTTTGGCATGTAATCGTAATCTAGCAGGAACATGCAATTAAATATTTTCTGACAAATTATAATCATTTGTCGGTGGTGGAGTAGTTTATTTTTATTTTAATCAATTCTGAAAATGATCATTTAAAGAAAAAATGATTTCAATTTATACAATTGATATAACAGAACAAATGGATATCTCAAAAATAAGTAAATTAGAACTATTGGAAAAGTGTAAAGAATTAGGTATTACAAAGTGTAGTTCAAAAAATAAATCACAATTGATTGAACTAATTAATGCCAGAAACAAATTGGATTTATCAAATGAAGAAATACCCCCGCCAATTATTACAACAACATTAAATGTAATTGACCTATTTTGTGGTTGCGGCGGTATGTCGAAAGGATTAACTGATGCAGGATTAAATGTAATTGCTGGAATAGATATATGGGACAAAGCGATTGAAAGTTATAATAAAAATTATCATCATAAAGCATATTGTGCTGACTTAACACAATTGCCTCCTGAAAAGTTTAATGAATTATATAATAAAGAAAATAAAAATGTAGATATTTTAGTTGGAGGTCCGCCATGTCAAAGTTTTAGTATTGCTGGTAAAAGAGATAAAAATGACCCCCGAAATGCTCTATTTATGGAATATGTAAAATATCTTGATTATTTTAAACCTAAAGCATTTATTATGGAAAATGTAATAGGAATGCTTTCAAAAAAAACAGCAACTGGCGAAAATGTTATTGACATTATAATGGAACAATTAAATAAAAATTATAATTGTATAATTAATAAATTATATGCAAGCGATTTTGAAGTTCCACAAAATAGAAGACGCACTATAATCATAGGGATTCGAAAAGACTTAAATATTTTACCAAAAGAACCTGAACCTATTATAAGATCCGTTCAAAATAGAATACCAGTAAAAAACATACTATTGCCAAAAGAAGAGATTGAACAAAAATACTATTTAAGTGAAAAAGCTTTAGCAGGAATAGAAAATAAGAAAGGGGTAAATAAAGAAAAAGGCTATGGATTTGGTGCACAAATGTTAGATTTTAATAAACCATCCTATACGATTCCTGCGAGATATTGGAAAGATGGTTATGATGCATTGGTTAAATATAACGAAAAAGAAATTAGAAGATTAACAATTACTGAACTAAAAAGAATACAGAGTTTTCCCGATAATTATATTATCGTAGGTTCAAATAAAGATATTATCATGCAAATCGGAAATGCAGTTGCTTGTAAGTTTGCATATTATCTTGGCAGATATATCATTAATACTCTTCAGTAATTAATTCATTCCAAAAATGAGACCCTCTAAATACTGAATAATTACGATTATTCCCACAATACATTCCGCTATCAAATATAATTTTTTTATTTTTAATACATTCAATAAAATACTCAAAGTTAAATGCTTTACCAAAACAAATCTTTTCATATGTATTTCCTATTTTTTTACATATGAAGAACCCTTTCTTATCAAATTTATTGTCAATATGTGTCTTCATTTTTGATGAATTCCATAAAGCAATCACAATATTATCATTTTGTAAGAATAATGGAAAATCTTTTTTTATATTTCTTTTATCATTTGAAAATGAATAATAAATAATTATATCATTATTTTCATTTATTGTTAATATCTGTCCGTTAGAATTCCAACTATTGTACATCGGAACACAATTTCCAGACCATGAATATCTATTTTCTTTATTTGGATTTGGATTTCCAAATATCTTGATAAAATCACTTCTATTTAATTTTATATCATCCGTCCAATTATTGATGGTATTTATTTTATTTCTTTTATTTTTTCCTGAAAATGCATATTCGCTTGCACTAAAATCTCCGAGAGTTGTTTTGTTAGAAGATTTCTTCATTTCATATCCATTGATGTCAGGTTCATTTTTTGCGTTATGCTTTATGCCCATTTTGGTTTCTAACCAATGACCCTCTTTTCCACTATGTTTTATATTTTGTCCTTCTAAACAAATTTCAACACCTTTAACATGAGTATTGAATAATGTAATAATATGTTGTTTATCAGTATCAATATAACTCATCTTGTAATACTTTATGGTTAATTAATTCAATTCAATTTTTTTATAAAATAATTACATTATAAATATCTTAACTCTTTTTTTTATTATTAATAATGTATAGAAATGAGCGAAGAAGACTATAAATATGATGATGAAGAACTTGATGAAATAGATTACTATGAAATCGTTTCACTCGAAGAAATCATTAAATCCAATCCGACGTTCGTCGCTTTTTCAAATGAAGAAATTTACAATTTTCTTTTCAATTTCTTTAAATCCAAAACGAAAGCAGAAGGGTTCTTAATATTATTTACAGATATTATCAATAGACAAAGAGCAAAATTAAATACTAAAAATCTAATCGTTATCGCGGACGCACGACGTGATAAATTAGAAGATATTGATATTGAAGATTTTATATTAAAAATTAAAAATAGCAATAAAGAACAAATACAAATCGCTTATAAAAATAAAAATAAATTATGGTTTCCTTTAATTTACGATGAAGATAGCACGAAAATTAAAATGAGAGCAACAGATACCACTATTGTTGACATGACCACCTTCGGTGATAATAATAAATACATCATTTTTAAAGATGATGAAAGAGATATACCAGTGATGGGTGTATATTTTTATGAACCATCTGTCATAAGTGATAATTATTTAAATGAAAAAATAACCAGTCATCTTACTACAAAACGATATAAGGAAGAAGTTTTAATGGGGGATAATTATACATCTTTCGAAGATTTAATTAAAGATTATAAAATAAAATTGCCATTGGATAAAATAGATACGGATGAATATTATTATACAAATATAAATACATTATTTAAAAAATTTAATTATGATTTAGATACAATTGATATTAAAGATTTTGGAATTGTTAAAGATTATTTGGAAGATCTAAATAAAAATGAGAAAACCATTGATATTAAATATCCGGGCATTGATAAGATAAAACCATTCCAACTTAAAAACAATAGATTCCAGTTTTTCCAAGTTATTAAGGATACTTATAAACTGCTCGATATAACTATTAAATCTACTAAGAAACTTAAAGATGCTCTGGAATTATATAAAAAAGATAAAAATTATGTTGTAGAATTACCAATAATCAAACATCTGGATGATCTTTTATTAAATATAAATGCACAGAATTATGAAGAAATCATTAATAATCTACGCGAACTTCGTAAGAATATAAGTATCGATAATTGCGTCGAATTCTTAGAAAAAGTTGTCAATATTAATAAAACTACAATCGAAGAACATTTTGAAAAAATTAAAAATAAATTTGAATTATTATTAACTACTTATAAAGATATTTATAAAATCGCTTTTACTTTCAATATTGACGAACATGAAATTAAAAAAGGCAATGATATTAAAGATTACGAAGGCATACCTGTACGCGTAGATGATTTCAAGAAGAATGCAATCTATGCCGATGAAGATAATGACGAAGATGTAGAAGAAATCGAATATAATCCTATCGACGAATTAAAGAAATATTATACGAATTATTATTATAATTTAGAAAAAGGTTTCAGTGAAGCGCTGCGAATTGTTTTACCATTCATATTAAAATTAAAAGAAGTAAGTCGATTACCCATTAATCTCGATTTAATTGTTTCACATTTATTCAATATACATCGCGGCATTCCTGCAAAATTTATAATTGTTAAAAATAAATATAATAATGACTTAGACGAGAGTTATTATAAAGAACAATCTTTAAAAACAATTAAATATGTTTTATTAACCGATAGCGAAGATGATGTACTTAAGGAAGCGAATAAAGATTATATGAAACAAATAATTGTAATGATATATGATGCAATCTGTAAATGTAGTATTGAAATACAAAAAGAAATTTTAACAGAAACTCTTCTATTTATGAAAGATAGATGTTATATACCATGCATCCATTTATGGAATGATTACGGTGCCCCTTATAATATGGATAATAAAGATGGCATTTTATATTATTTAATTTGTGTTTTCGAAGATGTATTTAAAGAACAATTTAGTGAAGACGATAATAATTATTTAGTGTTAGATAATGATTATAAAAATAAGATTATACAACACCTTAAAGAACATTATAAAGATGAATTGGATTTATTTAATAAAGAAGAAAAGAAGAAAAAGAAAGAAAATAAAGGTCTCGAAACGGGTAAAAAACTTTTAGAATTAATTAAGAATAAAGAAAATTATAAAACGGATAAATATCTTGAAACATTCATTCAAGCATTAATCTATATGCCTTCTTATAAATATGAAAAGATCCATAAATATTTATTAGGCTGTTGCTTAGAAAAAATCGATGAAAATTTTAGTGCCGATATTTATCTTAAAAACAACAGAGAAGATATTAAGAAAGCGAAAGGTAAATTAGCAGAAGAACGTGTTTTAAATAAAACTAGATATATGCGGTTTCATTTAATTAAAGAAAATGGTGAAAAACAAAAAGATACATTTAAACCAATTGATAAGTTTATTCGTTATGAAGATTTATACGAAAGTTCTCTCGAAGATTGGTTTAGTAATATCAGTGATAAAACGATTTTATCCAAATCGAATATTGATGATATTAAAATAAAATTACGTCATACTTATAATATCCATATTACTAATTATCTTCAATCTTTCTTTAATAAAAAATCGGATACTGTTAAAACATACAGTTTCTACAATTATAAACAAATATTGTTAGCAATATCGCAAATATTATTTTTATATTTAAAAGAAGATGCAAAACAATTCATTGCTAAAATTAATGAAACAATTCGAGAACTTGATAAATTAACATCGATTATAAATGATGATAATATAACTGATATTCATCAAATAATTTCTATTATCGTTATTCGATGCATGTGTTTACCATCACATCCGGATATACATGTAAATGCAAAATTAATTCCATCTATTAGTATTTCCAATGAAATAAATAAATCCATTGTAAATGATATTAATAAAAAGATTTTTGCCATAATCCAAAATAGTAAAATGCCGACATTGGAAGATCAAATTAATTACATCAATAATATTCGTGAAGAAAATAAAAATAAAATTTTAGCAACTTTAAATAAAAAATCGAGAGAAGAAAAAGATATGTTGAAAGAAATTAAGAAAATCGGTTTACAAGTGGAAGAATATGACGACGACGATAATGTTAAAATAAATCAGGATCGAGAAGATAATAACGAAGGCGAAGGAGAACGTGAATATGAAATAGGCGCAGAAGATGATGGGGACGAAGATGAAGATATTTTAGATTTTTATAATTATGGATTTATATATGCTGATTAAAAATAATAAATAATTATCCATTATTCATTTAGATAAATATAATAAATAATGGATTTTATATTAAATGAAACGCCATCCATGAATAATATTTATAACTCGGATTATTATAATACTACTAAAAAATATGAACAATCTTTAGCAAATAAATCGTATGAAAAAGCTAAAAATCCGTTTAAAACCGGTGTTGTTCCGCGTCCTGCTAGTTCTGATATGTTTATGGAAACTACTGAATATAATAATATTCAAAATAACCAAATTAAAAGTTTAACTGGAGAAAATATACCTCTCGAAAATTTTAAACATGGAAATATGCAACATTTCTTAAAAAAAGGCATAACCCAAAATACAAATATCGATAATAATCAAAACTTCTATGAAAAATTTGGGTATAATGATTATAAAACAAAAAAAACAGAAGTTGAAAACTTTTTTCAACCTACAACTGATAATGCGTTCATTAAAGGTATGCCAAATAATACGGATTTCTTACTCGACAGAACGAATATAACAAATATTCAAAATAATTATAATCCTATTAAAAGTGTCAGAGTAGGACCCGGATTAAATAAAGGATTTACATCAGAAGGCTCGGGTGGGTTTCAACAATCCGATAGTTCTATTTATGCAAGACCAAAAGAACTTAATGATTTGCGACCTAAATCAGATCAACGGAATACTATTTTCGAAATACCTATTCAAGCTCCTATTAAAAATATTATCGATAAAAGAGCGGAAGTTTCGCCATTTGATAAAAATAGACCAGAAACGGCATATAAGCAAACGGAGGCAAATTGGTTCAAAGGTGTTTCCTATTTAAAGAAAGATAACTTACGTCCAGAAGAGAATTTAAAAGATACCACGAGAATTAATAGTCATATTGATTATTATGGTACATTAAAGGATCAAACAGAACAATTTAATAATAATGATAATTATGGAAAAAATTCAATTTTAGTTTACAATACCGAAAAACATGAATTATCGAAACAACAAACACCCGTCGCCAATTTAACTTCTGTATTTAAGGCGTTCGTTTCACCTATAACAGATGCATTAAAAATAACGATGAAAGAATATTTTGTCGATACCGAAAGATATTATGGTAATGCTGCTCCGCAAATGCCCGATAAACAAACAACATATGACCCCGTTAATCATATTATGAAAACTACTGTAAAAGAAACAACTATCCATGACAGTGAAAATTTAAATTTAAGTGGCGATAAAGAAACCTATGCGTCTTTATATGATGATGCAAAAACTACTGTTAAGGAAACTACCATACACGATAGTGAAAATTTAAATTTAAGTGGAGATAAAGAAACTTATGCATCTTTATATGATGATGCAAAGGCAACAACAAAACAAACAACCCTCGCTGATAGTGAAAAGTTAAATTTAACTGGGGATAAAGAAACATATGCGTCTTTATATGATGATGCAAAAACAACTGTAAAAGAAACCACGGTACATGACAGTGAAAATTTAAATTTAAGTGGCGATAAAGCAACGTATTCGGCTCTATATGATAATACAAAAACAACAATGAAAGAAACAAGTATTCATGATGATTACACTGGTAATATTGAAGCTCGTCAGATTTCTTATGTAAATAATGATGATAAAGCAAAAAAAACATTACGACAAACTTTGCCATCAGTTGATACAAAAAGAAATATAAATAATATTACATATCATGCAACGTATGTATATGATCCAAAGATTGTTGCAAAAACAACATTAAAAGAAACTACTGTTAATTATAATAATCAATTCGGATTTATATCAGGTTTTTTCACAAGTATTTTTGGTGGTTATTTAAATAAAAATATTGATTTTAAAAACACACAACGACAATATTCGCATATTGAATATAATGGAAACCAAAAAAGCGTTATTACTCATATTCCTATGGATAGAGAAGCAGATTATAATTTAGAAGTTGATGGTACGCGCGAATTAATACAAAATAATGCAGGTAATTATATACCAAGAGGTTCGGGCGATTATAAAACAATTGATAAGAAAGATATTAATATAAATAATAAAAAACAAATAGATGTTCTAGAAGGAACATTACCAACTACAAATCCAAATAAAATATACCAAACAACTCCTTTGGCTATTAAGGAAGAAAATATAAGTAAATATGTTGATAGAAATAATTCTGTAAACAATCGTTTAGACAGTTCTATATTATCATCATTAATAGAAAATGACGATATAATTAAAATAAATCCAATACGACTAGATTTATAAATAAATTCATTTATATAATTAGAAAAATAAATGGATAGTAAACCAACACATATTTTTAAGAATAAATATGATAAAAAACCAAAAGTTATAAGTACAGTTAAGAGCACCAAAGAATTCGATATTGATAGATATTTAAATAAACATCAATATGATATTTTTTTAAAGTCTTTTAAACATAATATAGAAGATGATAAAACCGATTTAAGGGATGGTATACCAGATGAAATGGCAACCCATTTTTTTACATATATAAAGGTAAACGACCAAACGCCTAATTGCGAGTTAACAGCAGACATGTCGAGCGACGACATTAAAAAATCGAATGGTAATTATATATTTTTTCTGGCTAGATTATTAATATATATTATGCGAGATGTTTTAAAGTTAGAAGATGATAAAAAAACCAAAATATTATCTAATATTAAAACATTTTTAACTTTTGTTGAAGAAAATAGTATTACTGGTGTATTTAATATGCATTATGGAATAAATTTAAGTTATTATGACGAATTTAAAAGAATGAAACAACAAGGAATGAAAATAGATAACAATAAATATTTATTTCATGTGAATTTTATGACCTATTATAAAAACCTATTTGCAACTGAATTACGCGATATATATGAAAATCCAGACTATAAACTGTGTGCAAATTATGGTGATGATATTAATAAATGTAATACGATTAGCAATAGTACGATTACACAATTAATCGAACATTTATTAAAAAAACAAGGAGGACGAAAAATTGTAAGAAAAGTTAAATTATTGAAAAAATATAAAATTTAATTGATATAAAAATCTCCAATAAAAAAATTAGTAATTAAATAATTTAATGCACTATCTTCTTTTGGTCTGTTTTGTAATAAATTAGTAAATAAATGATTTATGATATACGGAAATAATAATGATATTTTACGTAATATATATACATATGTATCATTTATTTTTTTACAATTTCCATTTGTTGTTTTATTGACTCCTTCCAAATGTTTAAGTTTTTCCAAATCTTCATGATGACATATTTTATATTGCATAGCTAATCTATCATTACCAAAAGTATTTATTGCACCTGCGTGGATTAAATCACAATTAAACAAAACACCAATATTTTCTTTTGCGGTTATTGTATAAACACTATTCCATAAAAAAGGAACTGTAATATGACTATTTGGAACGATTGATAAAACATTCCCTTTGTTATAATAAACGATATATGTATATACAGGATATTTTGTTTTAAATATATATTGACTTGAAGTGATATCTCTGTGAAATGTTGATATAGAACATCCTTTAATTCTATAAATATAATCGATGAAATTATAACCTTCTGGCAAATAATTTAAAACTTTATTTTTATTTTCTGGATTATTAATGATAACAAAACCATCATTGTCGATTGTTCTTTCTTCTGTATTTATTTTTTCATTTAATAAATATAATAAATAAATTATTATAAATATAAAAAAAATTTCATAATACATATTAAAATAAATTATAATATAAATTCTTAAGTATTAAAATATGATAATTAGCATCAATGCAACTATATATAAGATCAGAAATATTGATGGATTGAAATTAATAATATTTAAACTATCTAATAAATAATCATTTGTTTCATCGATGAGCGTATCAATGATGGTATCGTGATTTTTAAAGATCCATTTGCATATTTTCTTTTTAAATAAAATTGGTTTTCTTTTTATTATCTTGTTATTTTTATCCATACATACTGGAGTTCTTGCCAATAAATACAATCCAATCGACACCGTCGTCGGTTCAATCATTTTAGGATGCAATCGCATACGCGGTATTATATACATCATTGTATTTATATATAATGATTAAATTAAATCATTTTTTTAATTATTATATGATGAAAAAATATATTTTTCTCTAATTGATATAAGATGACAACACCTTTAATCTTAATTTTAGATATTGACCAAACTATAATTGGTAATGTGAATACAATCGAATATGAATATAGAATTTTAACAGAATACAATGATAAAAAAATATTATTATCATATGATAATTTTCTTCAATCTTATGTAAAAGAACATGATATTGTAAGACCATATTTTATAGATTTCATTAATTTTATGAAGAAAAAATATAAAAATGTAGAAATATTTCTATATACGAATAGTACTTATGATAGAATTGCGTTTATTGAACCAATATTGCGGAAAAAATTTAAATTTAGAAAAATATATACAAGAAGGGATACAATAATATTCCAGAAAAATATATTACATATATTCGAAGATATTTGCAAAATATTACATTTGAATATTGAAAAACAAAAAGAAATTTTACAAAAATTTATATTATTTATTGATGATATTCCTAATAATTTGGGAGACTACAATAATAAACAAATTGTATGCAATGAATATAAATATTATGATTATTATGATTTGTAAGAAATATTATTACAGAAATATAATATAGATATTGTT